TTGGCTTGAAGCTGTTTATTAACGTTGGCGGCGTTTCGTAGAACCTGTTCCTTCTCGGAGTCGATTCTATCTATCCCCGTTACGGCGCTCTCAAGTTTGTTGCTTAGAATCTTGGAACTTACCTCCCCCAGTAACTCGTCCAGCTTATCCACCCTAGCTTTTCCCTTCAATTCCAGGGCTGACTCGATTAACGTAGGGTCTCCACCGGCATCTTTGAATGCAGACTTGGCTTGTTCGAGTAATTGTTGGCGTGGAACCACGTATCTGTCCTGAAACTGGGGGTGCTCCTGTAGCATGGCCTTCTGAACCAAGGCATCTGCCGACTGAAGTTGTTTTTCTAAGGTCTCGATCCTTACTTTGGCATCCGGGTCTCCAGCTTTAGCCTTCTCCTCAGCGGCAACCCTGGCCTCGCGTTCTTTTTTAGCCTCTTTTACGGCCTCGATACGTTTAGCGTCCAAATCAGCCCATTGTTTCCTATTGGATTCACTCTTGATGTTGTCGGGAATCGGGGTCGGAGTGGGTTCTTCTGGGGTTTCTTCCTTTTTTGCTTCCGGTAGGTCGGTAAACACGCTATCGGGGAGAAATTCCTTTGTTTCTTCCTTGGTTTTCTCCTGTTTAGCCTTGGGTTCAGGAGCTTTTTTCTCTACCTTTGGCTCAACCTTCTCTGGTTTTTCCTCGGTTACCTCGGGCTTTTCAGTTTTCTCCTCTGGTTCTGGGAACATGTTATCCCAAATCTCTTCGATTGGCGCTCCAAAGGGTTTTTCTTCGGTTGATGTTTCGATTACTGCTGTTTCCTCGGCCATATTTATTTCTCTTTCGCTGTCGCTCCCCAATTTCGTCTTAGTGTTTGTTCTTGTGTTTGTTTTAATCTACCCATTTCCTTTAACTTGTTGTAGAAAAACGAGTATCCCCTGATAAATCCTAGCCTGAACGATTCGGATTCCTTATCAATCTCAGACACTCCCCCGTAGATTGGAGAAGATTCGTCCATTGCTTCCATAACCAGTTTAACAATCTCGTCTTTAGCAAGTGCATCACGCCAGCTTTTAATCAAATCTTCGTCTTGTAGAAATTCCGTAGTGGTCATGCGTGATTCATGGTTTCAAATCGTTTAAGGATCATGTCGTGAGCGGTTGTTTTATCTTTTCTAGCAACATCAAACTCCATCTTCTTATCTTTCCTAGCCTCATCGAGCTTCATTTTTGTTTCCTTAGTTTTAGCTTCCAGCATAACTTTCAGTAGTCCTTCCATCATCTTAGGATCGACTTTGGGTTGAGCCTTCTGGTTGGATTTCTGGGCTTTCTCCACTTGTTTTTTAAGTTGATCGGTGATTTTACCCAAACTCATCTGGACTTTGGTTAGCCGCTTATATTCGTTCTTTAGCGTTGGGTCGCCTTTAATAGCTTCCAAGTGCTGATGGTCGTGCGGGCCTGCGTTATCAAGTCTCGTTATTAATGACGCGGGATCACCTTGGCCGGATGAGAGTTGTTGAACCCTATTAGTTAAATCTCCAAAATGAGTCTGCAAATGTACCATCGGATTATCTTCCGGGATAACGTCGATCTTGGAACCGGGTAGCCCGAACATGATATTCTCCATCTCGGCTTTTTGAGCCTGACCACTAGGAACGCCCAAGTCCTCAAACTTCTTCCAGAACCTATCAACCTGAGATTGGCCTACTAAATTTCCGCCAATCATACGAAGTAGATTCTGTCTCCCCTCGGCATCCATCGTCCCCATTAGTTGAGCAAGTCTATCAGCTACCACCTGTTGATTTTGAGGGCTACCATATCCAACGTTACGGACTGCTTTAACCGAGCAAACGTTTTCAAACTTTAACGCTTCTTCGGGGACGTTATCTTCCTCGATTAACTTCTTACGCATCGCTATCGCTTCTTCCCCGCCAGCGTCCTTTTCAGAAATGTTAGGGTCTAACATTCTTCGCAAAATCTCCTGATGCATGTCGTCTTGATGATGATAATCCCGGTCGTATGCGCCTCTTGTTAAAGTAGTTTGGGCGGTAACTTCTAGTTGTTGCTGGCCGAGGGTAGGAGCTGGAGTCTCGTCCACTCTCTGACGGTACTGACCGACGTTACCTTCAAGGGTGTTATTTAAAAGCTGCTTGACACTCATCGGGCCGTCTAATTGAGCCCGCATCTGAGTCTGTAACGCTTCCCAATCGGGAGGGATAAAGTTTATTCCTGAAGCTCTAACAATGGGAGTTTGCTGGATTTTCTCCATCGCTTGTCCGGTCTTGGCTTGTAGCGAAATACCGCAGCTTGCCATCGCCCCGTTTATCAGCGTACACATGAAACGGTTGGATAGATCGCGGAAATCAAAAATCTTAGGCCCCAATCCTTTTACCGAGTACCACATCCCATCAGGGCCAACATCGAAAAAGAACGGGTTAATAATCTGGTGGAACGATTCGTACATCCCTACCTTTTGAAATAGGAAATCATCCTCTCCCTCGTACCCATCTTCCTGATCTGGGGTGGTATCCAGAACAATGCTCTGGGTAATTTTACCATCGAACTCTTTCATCAGATGGATTTTGTAGTAGATGCGAGCGGCTTTGTTTCCCCAGATACAATCACCCCTTCGTAACGATGCTTCGTACTGAGTCCAAGCATGATGGTAGGAATCTTTTAAGGAATGCGGAGCGGCTTTGATAATAGCGTGCTTGGCTAGTTTTACGTTCCATCCACTCTTTTCGGAAACGTCTTTACTAATCTTTTTGTAGAGTTGAACCGGATCGTAATGACCTGCGATAACCATTTCTTCCAGTAAATCGAGGTCGCACATCGCGTTATCCGAAACCCACACCGAGTCATCCCGCTTGGAGATAAAATGCCATCCACGCTTGGAATCCCACATGATCGGCCCCCGACCGTGGACTACCTTCTGATAGTTGGATAGCTGAACGTTATACTTGTACCCCTTCCATCCCCACAAAGTATCCGAATAACGTTGCGATAGTTTTTCGCTCCACTCGAAATTCTTTTGTTTATTGTCCCCGTAATACAGTTCGATGTTGGCAGCTCTTGGTACTCCGAAGAATAGCTCGTAATAAGGGGTGGTAGCAGCCGCTACGTCGCCCTCGGCCTCACGGAAATTGATATTAGCATCGTCCCCCCGTCCTGCCCTATCCATCTTCTCCTGATCGTACGGGCTAAGTCCGTCAATCAACTCTTGCACCATCGCCCGGTTACGGGAACGGGTGGAATCGCCTTCGCGTAACTCTTGAATCCTATCCCTTACTCCGGAAATCTTACTGACTCGGCTATCGGGAGGCAGCAGTGTTTCCTTATCAAGGCTTAGGATGTCGTCTAACATTACGGAAGAATTATTCGGGAAGGTTCCTTTGGTTCTACGTTTTTACGTTTAGCGTCCTTTTGCAGTAACTCTGTTCGGATGTGTTTAAGTAGAACCCCAAGGTTATTTGAAGCGGGAGAGAATCCTTTGTTGTCTTGAACCGAATGGACTTGGGCAAAGTAAAACTTCGCATCGTTCTCGTACCCTATAACTATTTGGTACAATTCGGTAAGATCGTACTCGCGTTCACCATTCTTCTTGTTTAGGCCGGTGACTCGGTTTTGTATGTCGGACTCTGACGGTTCTTCCAGCAAAATGAAATTGGGTATTGAGACTGACGGGATTCGCTATCATTGATTTCTAGCATTGTCAACGGAAACCACACCTGGGAAGAATTTACACAATGACAAACTCCACAATTTAATAGTTGAGAATCAGACGAAGTTTTATGTTCCCCTTTAGTCTCAGTTACCATCTTAGCTATAGTTTGGCATACTCCACCGCAGCCCTGAACTCGAATGTTTAGATGACATCCACGGCAAATAATAGCCCTTCGTTCTGCTTCTTCCTGGGATACGAACGGTTTTCCCTGCTTGCTCCATTCCAAATAAATTTTAGCAACATCCATAATATCTCCCCAGCTAAGCCTTGTATTTACCCACTGCGGGTCGCCGGTTTGATAGGTGCATAAATCAGGAGGTAGTCGGGAACAAAGTTGGGCCTGCATCTGTTCAAATAAATCATCGGGAATAGGAAGCCCGTTCGCTCTCCTATGTTCCTTTGCTTTTTCCACCCACGTATAAGGATCAGTGGCTTCGGTTTTATGTCCGGTTTCAGGATGAGTGTACGTGAACCCATCAGGAGGACATTCTTTTAAAGTTTTAAGCGTTTGCATACCGGCTCAACGGCACCATTTCCTTAGCCCAACTCTGCCAGTTTTCGCTTCTAGTTCTACCTGAAATTACGGTTGCGGACGGCAAATATCCTCTGCGCAAACACAATTCCTGCATAACTGCAAAGCAATCTGAGAAATCTGGAGAACCTCCGATCAAATCGTGCATCTCTTTTTTGCTCTGGACTATGGAGCGAGGTGCGTATCTTTCGTAATCAATTTTACGTTGGCAAAATTCCTTAGCCGTCTGCACATCAAGTCCTCTAATCTGATTTCTTTCAACAGCTACTCTAACCTGCAACCATAGTTGAGTAACTTTGTTTACAACCTCCTGCGCCCAAGTCCTAGGATTGATGTCGCTTACTGTTCGGTCTTTATCCGGGTACCCGCCAAATTCAACTTCAACAATATCCTCGCTCCATTCCCGCTTAAAAATAGCCGATACTCCTCCACCTTCTCCTGAAGAATCCATAGCAAAGTTTTCTGGATCAACCCCTCTAGACTTACATTCCTCCCTAGTTTGACGAGCGATTTGGTAATGGATTGGTTCCTTGGAAGTGATATCAACTTTCAAACAAATAATTTCAGTAGGGCAAAGAACCCGATGATGAATATGAACTCCGTCAACTTCGCTATCGCATAACCCAACTTTTCCAAATCGTAATACCCTACGGTTTCCTCCCTCAAATGCAGGGTCTAAGGCAGCAACGAGTATTGGTTCATTAACCCACACTGGGTTATCTCTGGCATGGAATTTGTCCAACATTGAAGCCGTAAGAACAGTTTTGGTTAATCCTTCAGGAGGCCAGAACCCTCTACGCTCCTGCCAGTATCTAGGAGAATTTTCTCCGTATTGTTCTTTAGCTTTATCTAAATCCGACTGAGAAATCATTCCCGGATACTTCTGATATCCAAGAATTACGTTAGGCGCTTTGTGTCCATCAAGATGAATGCAAACGCCCCCTCGTTTAGTTTTCCATTTCTCGCTTTCAACGGTGACCGAATCCCATCCAGCCGCAGGTTCGGACAAAAGACCGTGTTGATCGAATTGGGAATTTGCGTTCCCTAGCATAATAAGAAGAAACTTCTGGCAACCCGTTCTTAGGTTGATACAGGCATCGACAACCGCTTGTAGTGCTCCCGGGCCTTCATCAATCCCAACAATAACCTTTGGCGCGTGACGACCCTTAATTTGTTCGATTACATCTTCGGTATCTCCCTGCTTAACGGCGACCCCAAAAATACCTTTGTCATCCTCTCCCTTAATGGTTTGAATCTTGGGCTTCGGATGTTGGACAACGTTTCCAAATCCGCATTGGCTTGTACGATAAAACTTGTGAACATCTTTCCATAAAAGCTCCCGTAATGACCCAAGGTTGGTAGAACTAATAGGACATTTTGTTTGTAACGGGTCAGCCATCCACGCGGCATTAATAAAACACGCTACGCAGGTGGATTTCCATGAAGCAGACGGGCCGGTAAACACAATCTCGCCACATCCATGATAAGCCGAAATTAACTCATCCATCATCATTTCTGACCAGTCGTTCCAGATTAAAAGTGGTTTATCGTATCTGTTCCATATCAGATCGATGGCGCGGTGGAGATGTTCGTATGCTCCAAGGAATCCGGTTGCTCTGTGAAGGCTTGGTACTTCCGTGGGATGCACATCGAATGCCATCCACAACTCGATGTCGGCTTCTGTGCAACCGTCAGCAAAAGTTACCCCGTATTTTTGGATCATCCTTGCAAACTCGTTAGACTTGTGCTAGGAAGCGCACGTTGCAACCAAGCACAATAGACGCTTCCTAGCAATGCGATTGTTCTATTTCGAGAAGCGGGAGCTGATTAAAAAGTGGGAGTAACGCGCTGTCCACCACGAGGATATGTCGGATAAATTCGAGGATGACGGTAAAGAAGCCGAATCCGATATCGCCCAAGCAATAGCCGATACCTTTAGGCTATGTGCGTACGAATTAAAGAAACTATGAGTGCCAAATACATTGTTGCAATTTCTGATACTCACTGCGGATCGACATTGGGGTTATCGGTTAAACATCTTTTGGATGACGGAGGTACCTACACCCCTTCCCCTCTCCAAAATAAACTGTGGGAACATTGGAAAGATTTCTGGAAATGGACGTATCGGATCATAGGTAACGAACCATTCATTTTGGTTCACAACGGAGACATAGTTGATGGAGTACATCATAGGACGACGACATTATCTTCTCATAATCTCACTATCCAATCCCGGTTGGCGGCTGAAATCTTAGAACCCCATATCTCAAGGGCTTTAGCGTATTATCAGATTAGGGGAACAGAAGCCCACGCCGGGCAATCGGCTCAAGAAGAAGAAGCGTTAGCGTGTGTGCTTGGAGCGGTACGAGATAAGAAATCAGGTCAGTATGCAAGGTGGGAATTGTGGATGGAGTTTGGTAATGAATTACTACATTTTTCCCATCATATAGGTTCAACAACAAGTACCGCCTACGAGTCCAGCGCCCCAATGAGGGAGCTAGTAGCTGCGTTTGTTGAGGCCGGGCAGTTCCGTCAACGCCCACCAGATATGATTATCCGCTCTCATCGTCATAGGTACACCGAAGTTAAAACTCCGAATGGTAGAATTATCGTAACCCCCGGGTGGCAGTTGCGGACACCCTTCGTTTTTAAAATAGATCGCATGCGCGCTCCGATGTTGGGAGGAATTGTGATCGGTAGAGGAGATGAGGGGGTGTACGTCAGGGAAAGAATTTACACGTTAGAACGCGGTGAAGTTGTAAAGGTATGAGTCTCCCTAAAATTAGCATGACTGAATGGCTGGAGGCTGAACGAGCGTCTACCAAGGATCGGTTTGAACCTCAACCAAAAGGTTCGTTGACTGTTGAGCAATACGCCAAGGCAAGAGTGTTATCCTATAGTCGGGCGCAAACGGTGTTAAGCTTGCTGTGCCATACTGGCCATGCCAGCAGGAAAAGATGGTACGATGGGAGAAGCGGGACAAGGATGGTGTATTGGCTTAAACCTAAAAAAGAGTGGCCGAAAAAATGAGCACCCGGTACGACCAAATGATTGACGGGGATTGGCATCCCTTAAAGCGTAAGAATCAGCGTACTCAATGCTGTGCCTGCGGTTTAACTCACGTCGAAGAATACCGAGTTAGGAACGGTGTGATAGAGTGCCGGGTATGGGTTGATAGCAAAGCTACATATTGCCGCAGGAAACGTATGGGGATTAAGATTGTTCGTCGGAAGTAGATTCTGCTTCTTTCCTATTCTGAAGATAATCGTTAATAGAGATTGAGAGCCGTTCCACTCCTTCAACCGAGCAGCCTTCCAGCCAGCTTAGGATCGCGTCCTCAGCTGCTCCAAACCCCAGTCCGTCCTGGATTGAGCGCAACATTCGGGTAGCGGCGCAGTCTAGGACTATTTTTGCTTCTTCGGTTTTCTCTTGGAGCGCGTGCATGTTTAACTCACTTTGGAGACAGGCGGAGCTTCTTTTACAGCTCGTTTAAGTTCGCGTTGAATCCATACGCGATCAGGCCACGGAACACAGGAATGCATTGAGCCTAGAAATGGTTTGTTAATTCTAACAACTGTAGAACAATCAGGGCAAATCCCGTAGTGATGATGCCCTCTCCACCAAGTATGTTCCAAACACCAACTATAAAAATCCTGAGACATCGGCATTGTCTTTGGATCATAAGTTTCGGCAGTAACTCCAGGCGGATAGGTTTTCATGTATAGGGCTCTTGAGACCTTTTTACCAAGGTTACGAATCCGAATGTTCTGATTCTGTCGGTGGTTAATATGTCACCGTCGTACCAGTGCCAAACTTGGTATCCGTCCTTCAAGCACTGTGACATTTCTAGGTTAATACGGTCAGCTTCTCGATTGAACATTGAAACAATATCATGGCCTGTCTCCCGGCTTAAAGCGGAGTGTGTGGTGTCGTGAGATAACCCTACTTTTGTGGACATGATTTCTCCTTAAAAGCTTGGAGTTGTTGAAGTTGATACTCTACCGTAGTCGCAACTGGTCGATGGTCGAGGGGGTTGGTATTTCACCAACTGCGGCAGGTACTGTTGGCCTATCGTTTTCCTGCTCCGGCTGTCCGGTACAGACAGTTGATTCTGCATCCCCTCGCATTTCTTTTCGTTTGTTCCTGCGTCGCAAATTATGTAGCACTCGATTCTTGGATATCCACTTTCTCTGTCTTTCCACATTGCTCATCGCCATCGTTATACGTTGTTATACCGTTCGTTATACATCGTTATACTAACGTGTCAAGAACTGATTTTAGGGCGGCCTGTCCCCAGAGCGTTGCATGCCCAACGGCGTCAAGAGAAAACGAAAATACGAGGGAGTTTTCAAAACCACTCCCCAGGGGTGTTTTGCAGGGATAGTTTTGAGCTGGTAGGCGATCTACGCTGAGGGTAGAAATAAAGGATAGTTTTACGGAGGAGGTTATACGCCATCCACCATTGCAAAAAGAGAGCCTACCATGCCACCGCACCCGTCACCCGATCCTAGGAATAAAGCATTCATTCTGTTAGGGTTACGCTGCAAGCGTGGCAGCTGCTAGCCCCTGAGCGTACAGGCAACGCGCTAGGATGACCGTAGATTGGCGATCTCCTTGTCGATGATACAATCACCCTGCCGTTCAATCACAACGCCGTGTAGCCTGTCCTACGGCGTCGGTTAACCCTACTCCTTCGGCTGAACAGCGATCACGGTCTGCTGCGAGTACACCTTCAGCCCTCCCATAACCCCCGATCCTTGCTCAGCCTCCTGCCAGTTGTGCAACATAGAAGCTGAGTTGACTGCTGCTTTTACCTTGTCTGCTCCGGTGAATAGGATCGGTTCGGGCATCGTTTCGATGTGTTTTGCCAGGCGGCGTACACCTTTACTCAGGCTGAGTTTGGTTTCCTTCGAGTCATCTTCGAGTAAGCTTTTCAGAGCATCTGAGGGTTTGATTGCAGGTTGATTGCGCTCCGGGCCATTAGGTTTTGCTGGTGCAATTTGCCAGTTATCGCGCTTACTCCAGCTTATGACGGTGTTCTCGTTTAGGTTTAACCTACGAGCTGCTTCGCGAACCCCTACAGCGATTGCAAGAGTCTTTACTGCTTCGCGGTCTGCTTTCATTTGCGCTTCGCGCTAAGTGATAACGTTGAGTGCCCATTAAGTCAAACGGACAGGCAGCGCGATTTGACAGCGGAAGCGGATTCGATATATTATTATGTATATGTTGAATGAACACGCGCAAGCGTTAGGACGCTTGAATCGAGGCGTTAAGAAAACAATGAGTAAAGCTGCAATGAAACAACGAAAAAACGCCGCAAAACAACCGCGCAAAGCTAAAAAACAAAGATTTTTGACCTCCGCAAGCTACTAATAATCAACCTATTACAAACAATCGTATTTAGACCTAAAGATTTTCCTTGAACGGAATCGGTTTCGCTATAGTCTTACCTACATGAGCGAAAATATTAAGACAGAAGAAAAGGCCGGAGTGAGCCAGAAATCACGATACGCAAGTCTAATCGAAGCTTGCGAAATGGGCAGCGAGTCGGGCGCGGAAGAAGTCTTAAAACTCCTAAGGCAGCGTGACGACCTACTCGACGCGCTCAAGGGTTTGGCCGGTCAAATCCAACTCGGCAAGCTGAACATCCGAAAAGACTTTAGCCTAATAAACGCTCACGCCGTTGCGACAAAGGCAATCTACAAAGCTGAGGGCAAATAACATGAAAAAACACTGGAACGAGAAAGACTTCATTGAAACCGCTCGCGGCGAGTTTTCAGTGAAAGGCTATTGCGCAAAATGCTCCGGCGACATGCAGCGATTGAGTGACGGCGTTCTGCGCCACTACAATTCGCACCTCAACGTGAAGCGTTCGGTTGTACTAACCAAACTAACTCCAAGCCTAGTGACAACTACCACGCTTCCGCAACACGCTGTAACAAGTCCTTGGAAAGTAAGTGACGAGCTATTACGGCTGAGAGAAATTAACGCTGAACTACTTGAAGCATGCAAAGCCGTATACAACTCAATTAGGGACGACGGCGGAACAGATTTGTCAGTCGGAATCATTCGGCAGCTTACAGACGCAATTTCAAAAGCCGAGCAAACATCGGCCTTAGACTTGCCGCCACTAGACTTAGGTAAGCCCAAACGAGGCCACGATAAACCCGTGCAACTGGAATGACTAACGAATACCAGAAAGAAGATTTGCCGGAAGTTTACGAGCAACAGTCGAAATTTGCAGCTTGGTTTCTATCAGAGCTAACCGTTCCTGCCAAGCTTAGGCAAATCGCGCTTAACTCTGACAATCCAGACGAGTTTATCTGGAAAATCCAACAGGATTCGAACGCAAACGGCGACCTAATGAAAGAGCTTTACAAATGGGAACACTCTACGCCTGAAAACACAGAGCGTTTCAAACATGCTGGCTGGTTCGGGATAGCAAACGTGTTTTGGAGTGAACAACAGAAATGAGTGTTCTTAATACAATAGGGGTAGACACAGTTAAGATTGCCGAACAAATCCTTCAGATCGAGTACGGTAAAGTAGGGGACGACGTTCTTACAAAAAAGGAAAGGATTTGCGATCTCCTAGAAGAATTTGCAAAAAATCGCGTTCTTTCGGCGTTCAAGACAGGCCGCGACATGGCGCAGAGTATAGCCAAAGAACAAGAAAGGCTACGCCTTGCTTCACTAAACTATGAGGGACTAATTGAGGACAGCGAGATCGCTCGTATTGCCCGCGTAGAGAAAACTCTTAGGACTTTAATCGTTTGGCTGTCTCAAGTAGCCGGTTCGCCAATAAACCTTAACGAAGCTCACGATCTCCTAGACACTCTCGCAGGCTCTAAATCTGACCGGCCTGCTCACAAACTTGGCGACGTAGCTTGGGATATTCAGAAAGAGGATCACTTGTCTCCTGATAAGGCAAAACACGACGACGCACAATGAGAAAACAAAATATCTCCTACCGACACGCTTGTATAACCAAAACGGTTGTGATTATAAGCCTTTTATTTACAGTAGTTTATAACTTATTTTATCTATGAGCAACACGGACGACACAGTTCCTAGTCACGCGCGGAGACAGGCTAGGCTTCTGCACAATCAACAAATCCGAGAACGCAATCGAGCTAAATCTAAAAATCGTGCTTCATCACCTCACGGGAACGGCGGAACTAGAGTAATGTCGCCAACAGGCTTCGACATCAACAAGGAAGAAAATGATCTCCTAAATTTCATTAATGATAATCCTATTCTGCAATCGTGCTTATACGATATTGATATGATGCCAGAACAACTAATTAGGGGCAACATGCTGTTTCAGCAACGTACGGGGCGTAAATCAAAGGCATGGTGTGACATGTTAATTATCGCTTCACATTTTCGGGACGCATTAAGGAAACCATAAAATGAATCCGACAGGTTGGCACGAGTTGCATGGCTCTAAGGCGCGAAAAGCGAGAAATAAAATTAGACGAGCAAGAATGATCGCGCTTTTCGACCAACCACGATGGAGTTTTAGTCGCAAACCATTTCCCGCAAATTCCGGCAACGTGTTAAAAGAGAAAGCTAGATGAAAACTCTCATTTTCTTTCTAAGCGTGGCCTGCTTGCAAATAAGCAAAGCAGCGCCCAACGGCTCTGAGTGTCCCGAGGATTTTGGGAGTGAAACACAGACAGCCCAGGGCTTCGATCACACGCCTGGGACAGGCCTTGCTATCGACCAAAACGGCAATCAACTTTCAGAAAGGGGGGATGTGAAATGCCCGGACAAAAATGGATCGGTGATGACGGACTCGAACACGAGTATCCGCCATACAACCCAAGTCCGCAGTAACGCAGCGTCAAACGTTCAATCCGCCGACGCTGCCTCATCTTCTCGTTTTCTCACGACACCACACAGTAAACAGTTAAGCGCGCAGACAGGCAAAGATTTGGGCGCTGGTGGCTATGCAAGCAAGCCGCAGGATGAATCGGCAAGACCGCCTGATAGTTCATCTAGTATGGCGGGATTAACCGCTGCTTCGGCCAGCGTCCACACCTTCGCCTGTCCCCAAAGCGTTGCAACTCGCGCGCTCTCCGTAGAAAACCAAAAAGAGAGTGCCGCCGAGATGTACGCTAGATTACTGTGGGAGGATGTCGGTAAATGGTTTGAACCAAAGGACTTAAGGATTAAATGACACCACAAACTAACGCTTTAAGCGAACAGACAGGCTGCGCTTTGTGCGGAGATACGAAGTCTAAAAAGCGCGAGTGCTATTACTACGCCGCGCAAGATAAGTTTGATCCTGGATATACTCCGCGATTGACCTATGATGAACGCTGCGTCTTGCAATCTGGATTCAATCCAATATGCGAAAACCGTTCGGAGTGTAGAAAACGCTATCAGGAAATTAAAAAACCTAAGCGACTTATGGGCGATATTCTCGAAGAGTGTCTGCACCATCTGAACAAGAATCGAAGGAATCTTCGCTGCCCTATATGCAATAGACCAGTGTTCGGTGAAACCGCCGCGCCTTGTATTGACTGCATCTGTGGAAAGCCTGTCCCCGACGCGCAAGAAACACCAACGGTAACGGAGGAAAAACAATGAACCTATCTCATCAAGACGAATTTACTTTGATGTCAATGATTCGTGGTCACGAACAAAAGATTCAAATGGACTCAATCAATCATCGTTCCGACATCTGGGTAGTGGGCTACTTTGATTGATTTATGGAAATTATACAGGAGTGCCCGAAAATAGTTGAAGAAAGTTCTTGCAATAGCCAAGCAACTTCGGTATTGTAATCGCATGAACAAAGAAAACCGCGGAAACAAGGTGAGAAATTGGACAGTTAAAATGGGCGATCCTGGCCCGAATCATAACGCTTCTAAGCGGAAATGTCAGCTTTTCAAAACAGCGAGAGCAAAAATAGGGTGCGCGCACTTCAAGGCTGGCGAAATCGTGGCAGTTGACTGGTGCGCGAGTAATCCAATAGGCAAAGAGTGGTATACCTGCACGAAGGACGGTAAATCCGCCGTATACCCGGAAGATCACCTGACCAACTTTGTTCTTTGAGCATGAGCTTTCACTCTGAGGATATGTCAGACGAATACGGCATCAAAGATCGTGAAATGATGCGACTGGAAAAAAAGGCTTTAGCTGCCTTGCTGGAACACTGGCCCAAGATTCACAAAGCAATTAGAAGCGACATTCAACTCGCCGAGGCTGCCGAGGATATTGCCGCACTCGCAGAATTGGAACGCATCGCCAGAAGCTTCAAATGCGCTACCTTCGATCAAAGCGAAATCACCCCGGAAATACGCGCCAAAATGAACGAGGGAAGGCGAAAAGCCGAGCAAAGCGAGATGAACGTTTACGATGCCTCAAAAGACAGTGATAAGTGTCCAACGTGCGGGAGTGTTCTCAGTCGTGTTGATTATCACGGCTTCGGCAAACGTTGCACCATTTGCAACACAATATCATGAATCGGCTTACCGTAGAACAAAGGACAAGCATCGTTGCGTGTCTCGTGGAGGGCAATTCCCAGCGCGCAACGTGCCGTATGACGGGCCTCGCCAAGAAAACCGTGTCGAGACTAGCGGTGGAGCTTGGCGAGGCATGTGAAAGGTTCGCCGACAACATCATGCGCGATCTGCCATGCACGCAGATTCAGTGCGATGAAATTTGGAGCTTCTGTTACGCCAAGCAAAAGAACGTTCCAAAGCATCTAAAAGGCTCTGGCGCTGGCGACGTTTGGACGTGGGTAGCGATTGACCCCGATACGAAGTTAATACCCGCGTGGTATATCGGCGACCGCACAGCGCAGAGCGCCTACCCGTTCATGCGCTCGATTTCCAAGCGGTTGAAGAACCGCGTCAAGTTATCCACAGACGGGCATCGCGCCTACCTAATCGCGGTCAAGGCGGCATTCCATCTGCAAGAGATCGACTTCGGTATGCTCCGCAAGATTTACGGAGAAAACACGCTGGAGGGCAAATACAGCCCCGGCGAGTGCATTGGCACAGAGCGCACGATCATTAGCGGACAGATCAGCAAAAGCGAAATCTGCACAAGCCACGCTGAGCGCCAGAATCTCACGATGCGTATGCAGATGCGGCGTTTTACACGGCTCACAAATGCCTTCTCGAAAAAGATCGAGAATCACCGCCTCGCGTGCGCTTTGCATTTTGTTCACTACAACTTTTGCCGAATCCATAGCTCGTTGCGAATAACTCCGGCGATGGCCGCTGGCCTCAGTGACCGCGTTTGGGAGATTTCGGACTTGGTAGAACTTTTAACCGCCGAGGAGATGGCCCTTGCAGCGTAACCACACCGCCAGTGCCACGGCAATCTGGACATCGCCTGCCCTCGCCATAGCGGCCAAACGGGAGAAGCCCGTTGCCATCGCAACGCTTGCACGCGCTCCTTTGCGTAATCTTCTCAGCCTTGGCAACGACGCCGTGCGCGATCTGGTTCGCGTCCGGCTTTCGCTTGCCGCGCTTCTTACCTTTCGGCCAGCCTCCCAGCTTGGCGTTGGCGCGAGCTGCGCGGGTCTTGGCTCTCGATCTGGCCTTGCCACCTTCCGCGCCGATCAGAGCGCCTACGTTAATTTCGTTTCCACAGTGCGGGCATTTCATCCCGCAAACTTAGCAACCTAATCAATGACATGCGCGAACAAAATCAAAGTAGCCCACTACCGACATCTGCTCCAACCGGCACAAAAACGCCGACACCAGCATCCTAGCCAACCCCTCAGCCACTTCTAAGGAGAAGAACAAACAAACGATTCTAGCGGCCTTACAGCGCGCGGGCGAGGCAACCTGTGAACGATTGGAATCTCTAACCGGCCTCTCGCACCAAGCCTGTTCTCCAAGAATTTCTGAACTCCGAAGAGACGGTAAGATTGTTGTCTGCGGACGCGGGGTTACTAAAAGTGGGAAGCAGGCACGTATTTATAAAATTGTATGAATGATAAAACAGAATTGATTAATGATCTAATCCGGTCTTGCGACGATTTGATAGAATATTGCTATCACTCCCTTTTCCTAAAGACATCAGACATGGACGCTCTTTCTCGGATTAGAATACGTCTAGAAGCAGAATTGCAGGAAAATACAAAAACGCCGTGAATCTGAAAGCGAGATTTCCTCATGCCTCAAAAGATTTCAAATTATAAGGTCAGAAACACGGACTCCACGGCTGATAGCGACCCGAACAGACAGGCCACCCAACGAACATGAAACTAACCTCCACAGTCTTACCGGAATCGTTCCTCCGCTGTCTCGACCCTGTTGAGCGTAAAAAACTCTCTGGCGGTCAAATTACGTGGCAAGAAGCCCTATCCCAGGGGCAAGTTAAGAACGAGCGCCAGCTACAGAATCAGATTGTTAATCTACTCCGATTAAAGGGGATTGAACCTCTCTGGCATCGCACGGATAAGAAAAGCGCGGCAACGATAGGATGGCCGGATATTACGTTCGCTGTTTGTTTAGCTCCCAATAATGACAAACGCTACATGGTTTACGATTCTGTCCCTTGCGCCTGGGAAGTTAAGTTCGGAAAGGGGTCGCTTTCAATCGCGCAACAGCAAATGCACGTCAGACTTTCAACCCCTCCAAACGCATGGCGCATTCGCGTTATCAAATCGGTGGACGAAGCCTTAGAAGAATTAAAGAAACTAGGATTATGAATGACCTTGCCGCCGAAACCCACGCATTTCATTTCGCCAAAGCTCTCGAAGCTCTCCAAGATATGACCGCGATAGCCTTCGATATGTCCACCCAAGGGACTCAACTTTTTAAAGAAGCTCAAGATAGGTTTGAGTTACATAGAAGTAAATGTCAAAAAGAGTTTATGGAACTAAACACCGACGCCACAGGTACTTAATACACAACAAGGACAGGCAACACGCAGTTAAACTAAGAAAGAAAAGACAATGCACATAAACCAACTCAAGGAAAGTAACTACCTCAAAAAAGAAGATTGCGACCCGCCAATCTTGGTGACGATCAAAGGCGATCTAACCCAGGAAAACGTAGCAATGGAAGGGAAACCCGAAGATTTGAAATGGGCGATTCATTTCAAAGAAGTCGATAAACCAATGATCCTAAATTCCACAAACGGCCAACTAATCGCAATGGCTACCGGCAGCGAGAACTCGGAAGATTGGGACGGTAAAGTTATCGTTCTCTACAACGATCCGAACGTGAGCTTCCAAGGAAAGTTAGTTGGCGGTATCAGAGTCAGAGCACCAAAGAAAACTAAACAAGGCAATATCTTACCACCGGCACAACAGACCGAACCTGACGACTCAGACCAATTGCCGTTTTGATTATATGAGAACAATCCCCGACGATCCAAGAATCGACAACTACGGACAAGATTCCGGTTATTGCGGCGAGTGCGGCAATCATCTCGATGAAGGTCGCTGCACCTGTAACCGATGCGACGAATGCGATTACAACTTGGATGAGAACAACGAAGAACCGATGGAGATAACCGTTCCTCACCTTCAAACCAAACTGCCTGTTACGTTAAAAGTCTGTGGGATTTGTTTTGAAAAACTGGAGAGCGAGAGAGCTTCATCGAAGCAGGAGACAGGCAAATCACTATGAACCTAGAAGAAATAATCTCAGGAGCAGTTAAGAACCAAATTGAGGAAATGGTCGAAAAAATGGTTTATAACAGAAAACAATCTTGGGACGAGAAGGATCATCCGACAGGAATTGAGGAAGAAGTTGCTCGGCAGATTACTCTTATTGCCAGAGAGGAAGTTGTTAAACACGAATCATCCATTCGCATCGCAGTCAAGGATTCGCTAGCTAATAGCCCAGCGCGATTCAAAATCACTGCGTATTCAGAGATAGAAATTCCGCCTGTCTCCTGACCATGAAAAACAAGAGTGCTCCCGTTGAGAAAAGAGAAAAAACCTTCCGCGAGGTAGCAGAAATAATGAACTGCTCCCCACGACCGCTACAACAGGATTTGGAGACGGAGAAAGAGTTTTATGGTTCTCTCAGCGATGCCAAGCGCCGTGAATTTACCGAGCAGACAGGCAACACGCCATGAAAGAATACAAAAAGGGAACATGGAGGCCTTGCGTGCTTGGTGGTGGAGTTGTCTGGTATAATATTGCCGGATTTGAGCCCGACATGACCTGCAAAAACTGTGGAGACGATCTAGGATGAACTACCGGCGAAACGAGTTGTACGTAGATAACGAAGTCAGGTTTTATATCACGCTTCGGCGCAAGGAACTTGTTAAAGGTGTTAAAAACCCTGGCGGCATAACCGAGGACGAAGTTGTAAACGCCGATCTACGTAACCTCTACACCAATGAACACCCCGAATGGGTACTGGCTTGGGATAAACGAGAAAAAGCCCGGCAAAAACACAAGAAAGATTTGGAGCGAATTGAAAACGAAGCGATAGGACTAGTACCGGAACTAGAAGTGAATCACACAACATGAACAGGTTATCTCACAATTTTGCCATCAAAATCCGAAGATTGCCCGCGAAAAGGGTGGTTAAAATAGTTGTTGACTGTGTTGAATGATTAGTCCACGATATCCATGTTAACGATGCACAGGGGGTTTACTAAATTGTTCAATACAATCGTCACTAGCACAATTTGGCAGGAGGACGATACGACCAGAATCGTATGGATCACGATGCTCGCTATTGCCGACGCTGACGGAAAGGTGAGCGCGGCAATACCTGGACTGGCCTCGGTCGCAAACGTAAGCGTTGAAGATTGCGAGAACTCAATAGGGAAACTCAAATCCCCTGATTCTTATTCTCGTACCAAAGATTTTGAAGGTCGGAGGATCGAAGAAACGGACGGGGGGTGGAACATTCTCAACTATCTCAAATACCGCCGCATGATGAGCGAGGAGGAGCGGAGAGAATACAAACGGATTAAGCAAGCCCAATACCGAGCTAGGGAGCGTGGACAATCTGTGGACAAGCGTAGTACTGATGTGGACTCCCGTAGTCGTAAGTTGAAAAAGTTGACACAGGCAGAAGGAGAAGCAGACACAGAAGCAAAAGAATTACTCGCTAACGCTCGTTTTCAAAAAGCATGGAATGATTGGGAACAGCACAGAAAAGAAAAGAAGTCTTCAATTACTCCTACTGCCAGAAAACAACAATTATCCCTTTGCGCCAAAATCGGTGTAGATCGCGCGGTTGCCGCAATCGAGTTTTCTACAATGAACGGGTATTCGGGACTTTTTGAACCAAACCAAAAGAAAGGTGTTCGACCAGTTCCTGAATCTCACAAGAAAGTTGACCCCGCTTCGATTCCGATTCCAGAACGCTTCAAATCTTGGGTTGCTGAAGTTTACCCTGAAAAGCGAGAAGAAGCGATGAAATGGACGACCTGGGCTGACGCTCCTTCTTGGTTGCGTCGAGAATGGAAAAGTGAGGCAATAGGAACTTTAGCAAATGAAGATTCATCGCCAAGAACATAAGGCAACGGCTATCGGCGGCATCGTTACCCGAAGTGCTTTAGAAGCGCGTTGGGCGATATTCTTTACTGGAATTGGTTTGGAATGGAAATACGAACCGACTACTTTTCGGCTACGTAATGGTCACAACTACACGCCAGATTTCAAAGTGGAAAACTTGGGATGGATTGAAATTAAACCCACCTTGGGTCACTTGCGAGAATCGGTTAAGAAGATCAAGCAGTTTATTTCCGAGCCTTGTTGTACAGATCAGGTTTACGCGATTTGCTCTATGCAGCCAATGTTTCGTTACGGGGAAATTATTCTTTTCACGAAAGGAAAAATCTTTCTCCCTACCGAGATTCAAATGTGTGCGAAGATTACCAAAGCTGTTGACGAAAACGCAAAGGCGATAAAGCACGAAGCGATTACCTCAGCATTTCACGCTGCAAATGCCGTCAAATTGGATCACATGATTTCTATTTCCGACCAATTTAGAATGAACCGAGAGGAAATTTTAGCACGCAGGAAACGGCCTGTCCCCAGAGTGGAAGAAACACCAACGCACGTATGAGAAAACCATGATCCTTTTCCTCTCCTCCATCTTCACAGGCGGCCACACCGATGGCGAACGATTGGTTGATTTTAAAGAAAGCGACCCAGCCGCGCCAAGTTCGGACGTTTGGGTAGGTTTAGTTATTTTGATAGCATTGTTCGTATGGTTTGTGACGTAATTGTTAAGTTTAAAGGATACCACACTTGATTTTCACATGCAAGAAACAGGCAACATCAAATGAAGAAACAATGAAAACGATCAAACCGAACAAGGAAATCGCACTAAACGTAGCTCGCTCAATTAACGGAGCGTTATGTCGCGGATCGGGAAGCGGAGAAGGCCAGCAAGTTTGCGTTATGCAAGCTATCGCTCGCGCCGTAGGACTTTCGACGAATAACGATAAAGTTGAAGAATGTGTAGGATCGCACGTAGGAGCATTCAATCGGAGGCTCAATGATTGCTTGTGGTCTAGCGATACTGCAAGAGCCGAAGGAATGAAACGACTGGGCGTTGCCTCACTCGGTAGCAATCAATTAAACCAAACAGAGTTCGGGCATCTGATGTTCTTACGCGGGACTCAAAAGCTATTACCTTTTGTATTTCGCGAAATTGCCAATATTAAGGATGGCGAGTATCAAAAAAATCTGCGAAAACATGCCGATCTTTTTGCGAAGGTGACGACTTTCGAGGAAGCAAAGAAAGCGTGTAAGTCCGCCTACGCCTCCGCCTACGCCTCCGCCTCCGCCTCCG